AGGTCCCCTGAGTGGTTCGAGATGCGGAAGGGCGGCATCACCGCCACCGGCATCACCGCGATCAACGGCACATCGCCGTTCAAGACCGCCTACCGACTCTGGGCGGAGTTGACTGGTCAGGTCGGTGAGCAGCAGGCAGGAGCAGCAGCCCAGCGTGGGCAGTTGCTAGAGCAGGCAGTCGCCGACTACTACACCGCCGAGACTGGCAAGAAGCTGCGGAAGTCGAACGGAATCGTGCGGCTTCGCCAGCACCCCTGGGCTATGGCATCGCTGGACCGCACCATCATTGGCGATCCGACTGGACTCGTAGAGATCAAGACCTCAACGAGCAGCGCATGGGCGCTGGCACCAGTTCCCCAGATGTACCTGGATCAGGTGCAGTGGCAGATGTTCATCACTGGCGCGTCGTACTGCGATGTCGCGGTGCTGCTCTCTGGCTTGGTGTTCCGCATTGAGCGCGTTGAGGCTGATCCGATCTACCAGACACTCCTGTTCGATAAGGCCGTAGCGTTCCTGGACTTGGTCAAGACCAAGACTCCACCGCCGCTGACCGGCAATGACAGCGACACACTGGCGGAGGTCAAGCCGCAGGTGAGCAACACCTACGCCAAGGCAGATCCGCAGCTCGATCACATCGCTCGTCTCTACATTGAGGCGAAGGCTGAGGCAGAGGCTGCTGACGCTGCACTCAAGGAGATGGCAATCGCCATCAAGGAAGCCATCGGCGATGGCGAAGGAGTCAAGGGTCAGGGGTGGCTTGCCACCTGGAAGACCAACAAGAGCAGCGTCAAGGTGGACTGGGAGAGCATCGCGGATGTCCTCCGCACTGTTGCGCCAGACACCTACGGCGAAGCCATCAAGCGCTTCACCTCAGAGAAGCCAGGTGCGCGCGTATTCCGAGTCTTTGGCAAGGAGGATCAGTCGTGATTGAAGTACCTGTTGATACCGCACTCCTGCTCGAAGCGGAGCAGATGTTCAAGGAGGCGAAGAGCAGCGATCACCTGCGCTTCCGTACCGAGAAGGCGAAAGGCAACACCGACTGGACAGGCGTGATGGGTCAAGCCGTCTTCGCCGCAGTGCTACGAATGGAGCGCCTGCCGTTCAAGTTTGTCAACATCACACAGCGTGACTTTGAGGTGTGCGGCTTGAAGGTTGAGGTGAAGAGCAAGGTGTGGAGCAAGGTTCCGTGGCCGAGCGATCCGGTCAGCGTCTTCAACTACATCAAGGATCACCAAGATGTCGACTACTACGCCTTTGTGCATCTGCAACTCGGACCAGGCGAAGACCGCAATGGTCCACCAAGCTTTACGCGATTCCCTAAGGCGTATTTCTTAGGGGTGAAGGATGCCAAGTCGTATATGGCAGAAGCAGAGGAGGTCAAGAAGGGGACGATCTTTGACAGTGGTCACGAAGCAAAGGCAGACTCAATGAATCTGGCAGCCGCAAAGTTGTTGCCAGTCACAGTATTAGGAGGGAACGAGAATGAGTAAGCAAATCGCAGCGGCACTTGCCGCACCGTTCACCGGCACGGATCTGAAGCAGCGCCCAGGGCGCGGTGGCATGACCTTCACCTACGCCGATGCACGAGCCGTCGCCCAGCGCCTTGACGATGTGCTCGGTCTGGCTGGCTGGCAGTTTGAGGTCAAGGTGGCAGACCCTGCCGCCAAGGTAGTCCACGGCACCCTGATCGCCGTTATCGATGGCGTGACCACCGTCCGACAGGACTTTGGCTATCCCAACAGCGCTCAGGATGACGAGCCGTACAAGTCAGCCGCGTCAGATGCCCTCAGGCGCTGTGCGGCCCAACTATCGGTGGGGAGGGCACTATATGCGTCAGGCACTGGAACGAGCCTCTCCGTCGCTCCGAGGGCGGTCTCCGTTGATTCTGTGAGCCAGTCTCAGCCTTCAGTTCTGAGCACGGATGTCGCCGTAGCGGCCGCCATGCTCTTCGCGGAGGGCGAGTGCCCAGACCACCGCACCGCGTGGTCGTTCAAGCCGGCAGGCGTCAGCAAGGCTGGCAAGCCCTATAACGCGTTCTACGCGTGCAGCGGCAAGAGCAACGGCACCTTCTGCCAGCGCAAGCCGAGCATCGCCTGGGTCAACGCTCAGCAGGCACCGACAGGTGAGCCTGAGCGAACCGAGACGAGCATTGAGGACCTGCCGTTCTGATCTGAGCGGCATCATCTACGGCTGGGAGAGACTGGCGACCTCCACCTCTTCCAGCCACTAACACAGAGCGGAGGACTAGATGGTTTGGTTCAAGTGGGTAGCAAACGCACATCGAGATGCGGAGATCTCGGCGCTGACTGACACGCAGTTCCGCGCGTTCATCACGATCATTGGTGAGGTCAAGCTGCTCCGATCCGGCGGAGTGTTCAAGAACCGACAGCACCTCAAGACGGTCATCGGCGCACGCCTGTTCAGGGGTGTGGAAGGCCTGTTGAAAAGTGGTCTCCTGACCGAATCTGGAGACGGTGTCATTGCCGTGTCGAACTATTCTCGCTATCAAGTCGACCCCACCTCGACCTCTCGTGGAGAACGCTACCGAGCACGAAAAGAGGGTGGGTTGACGGACAGAGAAAGAGAAAGAGAGAGAGAACAGAATAGAACCCCTATATCCCCTAAGCGCTCTGGCTCTGGACGGCTCACGCCGCTAAGCGAGATCCTTGAAGGCAAGCGCTAAATGCGCGTCAGGTCAGAGAACCCATCAGCTCGTGCTCTGGCATTGAGGAAGATCAGAGAGAGCGAGACTCCAGAAGAGCGAGCACATCGAGTGCTGAAGTACACGCTCTACAACCATCGGATGACGATGGAGCAGTACCTGGCCTTACGGCTGGCGCAGGCTGACCGGTGCGGTGCGTGCAAGGAGCCGCTTCGCTTTGGTGAGCCACGAGCAGTGACGGTCGATCACGACCCACGCTGCTGCCAGTACGACGGTCTCGGTGCCAGGAGGACAAAGGGTCAACCGATCTCGTGCGGCAAGTGCGTCAGGGCGCTGCTCTGCGGACCATGCAACCGAGCGGTCGGATTCCTAGAGCGCTATCCACAGCGCTTGCATATGTGGATTGAGTATGTGAGGAGGGTCATGAAGTGAGCGCACACATCGCATTCGTCGGACCACAGGGATCAGGAAAGAGCACGCTGGCAGAGATGCTGGAGGAGCGGCGCAAGAGCCGGTACATCGTGCTCCCAATCGCGCAGACCATCCGTGAGGTGGCATCGCTCGCCTACGGCGTGGACTTCGACAAGAGCAAGCACTACGAGCAGCGCCGCCTAGGCTTGGATGTCAAGACCTCAGGCCGCGAGATCCTGCAAGACATCGGCGCGCAGCTGCGAGAACTGGATGCCTACTTCTGGATCAAGGCGTGGCACGACGCGTTCAACCGTCTGGCACCGCTAGGGCGGCCAATCGCCATTGACGATGTGCGTCTGCCACTGGAGGCGCACTTCCTCCGGCAGCACATCCCAGGGATCACCATCGTGCGTGTGTTTGCCTCCGCAGCGGCTCGCACCGAGCGCCGTGGGGTGCTCCAAGGGTCAGCCGATGTGACCGAGCACGGCTACCTTCAGACCGAGTACGACTTGCAGATCGACACAACAGACTTGACAGCCGAGAAGTCCTACGCGATCCTCAGGCAGTACATGGTGGATAACGGCAAGTGGTCGGCATCCCCAGAGGAGGAATCATGAGCAATGTTGCGCTAACAGAACTAGAGACACGAGCTGCGCAGCTTGGCTATCACTACGACGGCCTAGTTCGAGTCGGTGAGCCAGCACTCTGGACGGTGGTGCTCATTGACTCGGCTGGGTCGGAACTGACATTCCAGGGCGACACCATTGAGGGAGCCATCGAACTGGCAACGGATCGCATGGCAATCCTGTCAGGGCTGTGCGACCTGTGAGCGCCTACGCCTATGTGGGCATCACACTGATCGTCATCAACACCGCGCTCTTCCTCATCGTGTTCGCTAGTCTACCGATGAGCATCAAGCGCGGAGTCGGTGT